ATCTCCGAGTCCGTGACGCGGATCATCATCTCCTCGTCCCAGTACTGCCGAATGCGGTTCCACACCGCTTTGGCCACGCGAAGCTGGAAATCACGGATCGCATCGAACAGCACGCCGATCTGCAACGCGCCACCCTGCTGGTCGAGCTGTTTGGCGCGGCCTGAGATCGCACCGGACTGGCCCAACAGAGCGGCATTAGGCCCCGTGGTCGATAACGCGGCCTCAGCCTGCTGCAGAAGCTGGAAGTGAGCAGCCGAAAGGTCGAGATTGCGCTCGACTTCGAAGATGGCCTCAGGATCGAGGATCTCTACAACGCCATCCGGCTTGTGAGCTTCATCACGCGCCTTATTGAGATTCGCGACCGCTCCAGCCGATGCTTTGATGAAGACACTCGTGAGCAGGTGAAGCGACTTGGACCGGCGCTTGTTGATCTCGTCCTGCAGGCTGATGTAACGCTTCACGAGACCGTAGCGATGGCCCTCACGGTCGATGTAGGCAGAAGCGACGACGATCGGCCACTCGTGCTTACCTTCGTCGTCTACGTACGGACACTCAGCCTCATCCTCGAGGAAACCGCCCCAGCAGAAGACGGAGCGGAAGATCTTGCCCTGCTTCTTCTCGTACTCCTCGAACACGCACACGCGCTTTCGCTTCGTGTCTGCCCACTTCGGCTTGTCGTCTGTGGACTCGCCCGTATTACGAGCATCCGACTGGCTCGCCGTGCGCTCGATGGCCTCTTTGCGATCTTTGTACTTCTCGATCGCCCGATCTTCATCCATCCAGGTGATGACACCGAGGTATCGTGCGTCAGAGCAGTCTGGCTCCATACTGTACGGATCGCGATAGAGACGGTCCCAGCGGTACTTGCGGATCAGGACTTTCTTCGGGTTGTCCTTGTCAACGATGACTTCGCACCCGCCGAATCCCTCGATACAGAGGTTCTGGAAGATGGCGGACTTCGTGATCGGGAAGCGGTTCGAGTCGAACACGTACCGAATGCAGTCGGTCGCGACGTCCGCGCTCTCTTCCTCTACCTGAGTGCGCGGGAACGCCTTGGGGTCGGTGCGCGTCTTGCGCTCCACACCCTCCATGTACTCGACCTTGTCCTTTATTTTGTTGTCCGTGATGACAGGCTGACCACGACGGTTGAGCGTCGCGACCTCCGACGCCGAATGCTGCTTGTCGTCGAAGTAGTCCCGGTGCAGCTCCGCGTCGTTGCGCTCGTCACGCGTGTTGTCGAGGTACTCGGTGACGTGGCGACGCTTCGCTACGATCTTGGAGTCGGCGTCCTTGTCTACGCCGTCTTCCACGAGCTCGTCTCCTCTTCCTCGTCCCAGTGGTCCTTCGGCTTGCGCACCTCCGCGACCTTCACGAATGCGGGATTGGCCTGATCGATCGCAAGCGCCATGAGCGCGGCCATGTCAACGTCGTCGTCGTGCATACCCGCGGGGAACTGCAGCAGCTGCGTGAGCAGGCTGTGCCCGAACTCGGTGTCGGCGATCTTCACCTTGCCGGCGCTTGCCATGGCCTGCAGCGGACGCGCCATCGTGGGCTTGTCATGCCCGCGCACCAGCCATTCGAGCCGGCAGAACGTGCGACGCTCGCGCATGCGGCGCGTGAGGAAGGGCTCGATGGCGCGGCGAATGGGACCTGACTCACCAAAAAAACACATCGGCTTGTAGCGACCGAACTGATCGATCAGCCGCTCGATCCACAGGTCTGCGCTCGTCTGTCCTCGCCAGCCGTCCACGCCCAGGTACAGCGTGTCAGCGAGGTAGCGATGCGTGCCGAGACTCGTGAAGTCTCCCGCGCCTTCCGTGACGGCGAAGTCGCCCGTCGTGTACGCGTGGCCCTGCGTGACCTTCTTCGGGTCGAAGAACTCGAACCACTCGCGCTTGAAGAACGTGCCCTCATCGGGCGTCGGATTCTGCATGTAGAGCGCGGACCACTGGCGCGGGTCACTGTTGGCGCGGATGCGTTCGAGAGCCGCGCGGTCGTAACGCTCTTCCCAAGGCGGGTTATTCACATCCGCAGGCAGTTCGACTATCTCGAACCGATCACCGCCGCCCTGCTGATGCGCGATCAGCCGGCCTGCAAGGTCATCCTCGTGCATGCGGTGCTGGATCACGATGATCGGCTTCCCCGGACGGACGCGGTTGTACAGCGTGCCCGTGTACCACTCCCACACTTTGTCGCGCTGGAGCTGGCTCTGCGCATCGGCCCATGAGCCAAAGGGATCGTCGATGATCGCCATGCCGCCGCGCCCGAACAGCTGGCCGCCGACGCCGATCGCGTAATAGCCACCGCCTTGCTTCGTGTTCCAGCGGCCCTTGGCTTGACTGTCCTCGGCAAGCTGGCTCTCCGGGAACAGGTTGCGATATTCCTGGCTGACCATCGTGTTGCGCACATCGCGGCCAAAGCCTTCTGCAAGATCAGCGGCGGCTGAGGCTGCAATGACGTCTTCAGTGGGATCGCGGCCAAGGATGTAGGCGGGATAGCGGCGTGAAGTGATCTGCGACTTGCCGTGCTGTGGAGGGCACAGCAGGAGCAGACGGTCGATTTCCCGTGCAACCACGCGGTCGAGTTGTGCGCAGATCTCACGGTGAATCTTTCCGGCTTGCCAGTTTTGGGTCGTGTACTCAGTGAAGCTCAGTAGCGTCCGGCGAGCTGTCCGGCGTCTCAGCAGCTCCCTCGCTGCTTCCTGTCGCGATATCGACGAGTTCTGCATCGCTCAGCTCGGATGAATGCCGATGGGTGAATTCCCCCGAGATGTGCTCCGTGGGCTTTCCATCCAGTCGATGGGCAATCTCCTCGATTGCATCCCAGTCGCCGTTGACTGCCGATCGAACGACGTTCTCAGCGATCTTCTTGAGCGCTTCGCCAGGACGAACCTGCTTTTCCGCGTTCTCGTACTGCGCGAGCGCGCGTCGAAGTGCGCCTTCCCAATCCTTCGCCTTACGCGCGTTCTGGTTGCCTCTTGGAGCTGCCATTGTTTCAACCGCAAGGTAATGAATATTCTGGAAGGCGTGACATTCAGCAGTCCGTGATCTGCACGCGAACCGTGCGCTCGTACGTTCGGCCACCAGCGGTCGTGATCGTGTTCACGATGCGATACACGCGACCGGCTGTTCCGCCTGAGACGAAGATGGTTGCGCCCGTGGTGGTGTTGCTGGAGCTTTCCTCGGTCAGTCCATCGGGGAGCAGGAAGTCGCTCGTGACGATGGTGTCTTCACCGAGCTTCACGATCCAGTTGAAGTCGTAGTCGAGAATGTCACCGACATCCTGCTGGTAGTCGATCTGCGTGCAGCAGCGCGTAGAGCACTCGGGTTCGTAGAGGTCTACCACGGGCGCTCTCCGGCCTGAACGGCGGCGAGGTTGCCTACGACACTCCAGTGCGAGACGGCTCCGGCGTTGCGCTGAGCTTCCTTGCCTCGGATGCGCATCCATGTGGACAGCTGGAGCGCGAGGGCGGAGTCCATCTTCATTTCGCTGTTGCCGATGCGTAGGACGACGAGCTCGCCCTCGGTTGCGACTTCGATCCGCTGCTTCTGGAGCAGGGTCGGCATCAGTCGAGACTCACATCGAGCGCGCCGATCGCGAAGCTGGGTGTGATGCCGTTGGCGACTGCAAGGGCCGAGGTGCCACTCAGGAACAGGTTGCCGGCGCCCGAGACATCCGAGCCGACGCCGAAGTGCGTGACCGTAGAACCCGTGGCACCACACAGCGGGAAGGTGATCGCGGCATCGTTGTCCGCTACACCCGATGTGACGGTCCAGCCGGCCGTAGAGCGAGCGACTGACTGACGGGCGTAGTTGGTGTACGCACTCTCGCTCGTCGTCTGCGAGCCCGTCTCGCCGGGATCTGCGGTGTGCAAGCTGATGTAGAACACGCCTGCTGTGGTTGAACCACGCAGGCCCGTCGCATCACCGACATTCGCATAGTTCGCATTCTCGAAGAGAAGCGACAGGAGGCCATTTTCCAAAACGTTTGTGGCGCTCATGCCTGTTCACCTTCGATCGCTTGCGCAAGGCCCATGTCGATGTACTTCTGCGCGCTCTTGTCCGACATCTCCACGACCGTGCTTTCTGCGACCGGGATTCGGTACGAGCCATCGGCCTGACGGTGTTTGCGCGCCATTTTGATTCCACCCTTCTCCACGAGATTCGAGAGCCGGACTTTCATTCACTGCACCGTTCTGCGAGCACGCGACTCGATGGCGATTCGACGTTGAGCGGGCTGGAGAGCGACTCGATGCTCGCGACCGATGACGGCTGTACGCGCGCGAGGTGTAGCGGTGGAACGAAGTCCGCTGAGGACACCCAGACCCATGAACGTGAGCGCAGCGCTTCCAACGAGACTCCCACTGACCAGATTTGTGAGGGAACCCGATGCGCTGAGGGCCAGGGGTATGGTTCCGCTCAACGCACCGGTTGCGCGAAGTGTACCACTCGCCGTGAATTGTAACTGTGCTGATCCAGTAAGGAATATTCCAAACTGTGCGGCTAACGTGAACGATAATGCCGCGTTCCCGACGAGTGCGCCGGCGCCTCTCAGCTGGGCTGTCGGGGTAAATGCAACAGTGCTTGCGCCGATGAGTCGGCCCGTTCCGGTGAGGCTCGCCGCGGGTGTGAACTGCAGGGCTGAAGCACCGATCAGGCGGCCGGCGCCGGCGAGTGTCGCGGTGGGTGTGAACTGCAGCGATGCGCTGCCCGCAAGGGTGCCGGGCGACTGCAACGTGCCGGTCACGGAGAAGCTGAGAGCACTTGAACCTGCGAGCGCGCCTCTGCCTTGAAGCGCAGCACTCGGCGTAAACGCAAGAGCACTGCTACCGCTCAACGCTCCCGCGCCGGCGAGCACTGCGGACGGCGTGAAGGTCGCGCTGGCCACGCCCGCGAGCGCCCCGGCGCCGCGCAGTACCGCGGTGGGCGCGAACGTGAGAGCCGCAGTTCCCGCGAGCGCTCCACTTCCAGTCAGTGCACCGGACGGCGCGAA